ACAAATTGTTGCACAACTACCTGTTAAATTAAATGTTGTAGGATTAGAATATAATGGGGTTGTTAATTCAATATAAGTACTACCAGTTTTTGTTACTGTTGCTAATGATATTCCATTCATTTGAATATCAAGTTTTAATGAACTATAATTAATTTGATTATTTGTTGCGCATCCATAAAATGTTGTTCCTGTATAATATTGAACTGTTATGCCATTTTGTGCATAAATATTAACTCCTCCTGATGCCAATTTACAATATCCATTAAATGAACTTAATGAATATGGAGAACTTACATTTGGTTTATTTGGACTATATTTATTTACCAATGATGAAGTACATAATCCAGATAAAGTCAAACCACTTGTATATGAGTATCCTAATGATGTTCTTACAGCATAAATTGAAATTGGTGATGTTAAAGCCACAATTGCAAATCCATATATTAAAGGATCAGAACCTAAGTTTGTTAAAGTAAAATTAAAATAGTTAGAATTACCAGGGGTTACATTTATTTTAGATGAACTTATTTTTGCTCCGGTACAACCTGAACCATTATAAAAATCACAACTTAAAAAACTTGATAATTGTACTGTTGTTGCAGAATTTACAAACATATCAGGAGTTAAAGAATAAGTTGTATTCATTATTCCATTTATACGATTACCTGACATTACATCTAATATACCTTTTTTTAATATATAATAGGAATTTACTGGCATTTTACTTCAATAACTTTTTTAATTCATCAATTTGAATCTGTTGTTCCTGAATTGCTTTAATACAGATTGTTGCTAATTGCTGATAATTGACTGAATAATATTCATCATTGCGAACTACAAATTGAGGAAATAAATCTCTTAATTCCTGAGCAATTACACCTGTATGCCTTTTATTATCTTCATTTCTGCTATAATTTACAACTCTTATTTTATTTATTTTATCCAAAACTGATTCAATATTTATTACATTAAATTTCAATCTTTCATCTGAAATTGCTGTTATATCCATAGTTGCAACAATATATCCTGTTACATTTAATGTAGAACCTGACCATGTTATTGCAGAATTTGCACTTATTTCATTTGCATTTCCAGTTGCAGCTAATAAATAATTTGCTGTATTGTTATCAATAATTATTGTTGAACCACCAGAACCAGAGCCAGAACCAGAACCAGAGCCAGAACCACCACCAATTGATATACCACCAGAAACTGCAATTATATTTGAACCTGTACCATTTTGGTATATTCTTCCATTTCGCGGTTGAGCAGGAACTAAAAGAGTTTGTATATTAACATTTGCCATATTTTTATGATTGATTTACTATTGCAACTATCGTATTTATATCAGGTGATATTTCTGATAAATTGCAATTTATTGTACTGTCTATATAATCTTTTTTATAATACATAACCATAAAGTTCTTTCCGCTTAAGTAGGTATTATCTTGAATAATATTAAACGCATTAAATCTATTATTCAAATCAACTGAATTGAGTGAATAATACCCTTGTTTGAAGTTTGAACTTAATGAGTTAATCAATAAACTTTCAATATTTGTATAAGGTGATGCTGCTCTTGACCATGATAATATTGGTGTATAACTTACTCCTGTTAAAGTAGTTCCAGAATATAATAATTTGCCTCTGTCAATTGGTGTTGCAGCAGTACCACAAATTAAATCAACTTTTGTTGCTTCATCAGCAAATGTAGTATTTAGATAACCTGCATATTCTATATCATTGGTCGTCATAGTTTTATAAGTTGAAATATCAACTATTTCAACAACTAAATCTTTAATTCTTATTTCTGTTACAGAAGAAGGGTTCCAATCTGAACTTGCTGATGTTCCATAATAACTTCCAGTTGTTTTATCTATCCAACCAATTTTTTTAATCATAAAAAAATCAGAATAAATAGCAACATTTGCACCACCAGATAGGTTAATATCAACAGGGAATACAATACCTTCATCTCCATTCCAATCAACTATTGAAGTGAATTTTTCATTTGTATTTGATAAATCGGATGCATATGCATTTACATAATATGTATAACCTGTATTATTAGGTTGAAATCCAAAGTTCAAAGGAGTATTTTTAGTTGAGTTTTTATAATTACCAACTGTAATATCAATTCTTAAACCAATAACTTGATATATATTAGATGAATTATCATTGAACCATATTTTACCAGTTAGTTTAATTCCTGCACCTGCATTACAAACATAATTTGGATTAGCCAAAGCATTTGATTGCAAAGCTGTTATTGTCAAATTGGGTTGTGTTTTAATATCACATAATTTTGACTTAGTGCCATCATTCATCCATCTTAAATAAACATTTGGACCACCATTTGAATCCATTTGCCACCCACCACTTTGTAAAGAATAGTCATATCCATATTCAGCAGTAACCGTTGTATTTCCAGTATAAATATTTAATGCATAATGATTAGTTAAAGTTTTTCCTGAATGTTGTAAATGACTTGAATTATTTGTTATATCACTTGAAGTCCAATAAGTCGGGATTGTGCAATTAAACTCAGTTATATTGCTTAAACAGGTAGGTAAAACCTCTTTTAATATATATGGAGAATAACCAACTATTTGTTTGTTCTTACCTCCACTTATTTCAATCTGAGCTCCTTCACCTGTATAACCTATTGATTGCAATGTTTTGGTGTTGCCAGAATTGTATTCTGTACCCGCGTATGAATATATTGTATAACCAGTATTTCCTGATAAATAAAAGTTTGAATAAGTAAATGCTGAGTTTGAGGCTAAATTATGAACATCTGTGATAACTAAGTTTCCATCAATTTGTGTTATTATTGCTCCATAAGGTGCTAATATCCCATCTAATACCTTTCTTAAAGTTTCAGGTGTTCCATCTTCATTTGAAAAATTGGCATTATCTAAATATGTCTGATGAAAAATAGTTGAACCTGCTGTAATTGTTTGACCTGAAAAAGTTGTTGATAAACAAATCTTCAACAGATTAAATGGAAGAGCAATTTTGTTGAATATGTTTTGTAGTATTTGCCATTGTGAAGTTACCCCTGTATATAATGCACCATCAATAATATTAACACCATTAAAAGTTGTCCCAACAATATAACCTGAACCTGTTGAATAATACATTTTTTCCATTAATGAAAATCCATCATTACCAGAAAATGTTACTTCATAATTACTTATTTCATTATATGGTTCAGATTGCATTTCTGAGTTCAAATAACCAACCCAACTTAATGCTCCATTTCTAAAATGTTTTATCATTATATTTTGTCTATCTGGTGTGTAAAGTCCAGATAAAAACTCCATGTTGTTAGTACATAATATTGCACAATCACAACCTGTTCCTCTTACACTTTGAAACTTTGAACTTAATGCTGGCATTTCAACTGAAAAAGGTTTTTCACTTCCAATAACTAATTCAGGTGTTAATGTTGAACCAGTATTTTGCCATAATTCAACTGTATTTAATACATTATCTAAATCATAAAAATTATAAAAGTATTTCTTTTGATAACTCATTATCTTGTATTACTTATTTTTTTGTTGTGATTATTCAATACACCAGTTAAAGAAGTACCTGTAATCTTAAATTCTACTTGATGACCAATTCCATTTGATTGACCTTTATTTATCATAGAGAATAAGTTTGCTTGTTGTCCATGATTTAACATCATTTCACCACTATTCGCCATAACTGGTATGTTATCACCACTATAATTTGAACCTGGAACAATACCACCCATTGCAAACTTTGGAATTGCTGCAAATGCAGCTAATACTCCACCAACTGCTGTTGCAATAAAAGCAGGAGTAGTAAATACAGCTGCTGGCCCTGTTGCTGATGCACTTTTTTCTGCATTTGATATTGCTATTGCCTCAGATTGAGATAATGATGCAGCAATAATTTGAGTGACAAGGTTTAGCATTGTTTTTAATATATTTTTTGCAAATCCTTGAATGCCATTATCAGCTAATTTGAAAGAATCAACCATACTATTTGTAAATCCACCAATTACACCAACTATTGCAGAATTCACAGCTTTTTGTGTTTCTGTCATTTCTTTTTTAGTTTTTTGAGAAAACTTTGTAATCTTATCATTGGTTGCAGCAATTGATAAATCAATATTTGCTAAATCTGGTGGTTTTGTTTCAGTTGTTTGAACTACTGGTTTTGCATCTGCACTTTTTATTGCTTTTAATCCAGTTCCTGAAGTAATACCTGCTAACCTAATTTGCTCATTATAATCACGATTTACATTATCAAGCTTTTTAATATATTCAGCCAATTTATCATTCATTGCAGGTGTAACTGTACCACCTTGAGATATTACGTTTTGTATTAGTTCTTGTTGTTTCTTTACTTTATCATTTATTTCTTCATAAGCAGTTTTCTTTTCTGCAAGTGCTTTAGCATCTGCTTTTTCTGCCATCAATTCTTCAGCAATACCACCTTTTAATATTCTAAGATTTTTTTGATTGTTTTCAGTTACTACATTTGATTGTTTAGTTATTGCTGCACCTACACTATCAAGTTCAGTCATAGTTGTATGGTCTAAAACAACCTTCATATTTAACTTTAAAGGATGTTCATTTATAATCTTTTGTTGTTCTTGTTGAAGTTTTTGAACTTCAACACTTATATTTGAGTTTGTTTTATCTCCAACTGGTTTTGCAAACTTTGAATAAGTTTTCTTTGAATTCTCATCATTTATTTTTTTAGTTAGCTCTTGATATTGTAATACTGCTTCATAATTTTTCTTACTTTCTGCTGTAAATCTTACTACTCGTAGTAAATCTTCTTCAGAAAACAATTTTTTCATCGCTTCATCACGTTTTGCTTCATAATCTTCAGTTGCTAAAAGAAGATTTCTTGACATTTCTTGTTTTCGTAATTCTAATGCTCTTGCTAATAATGCATCATATTTTGCTTTACCTGCTGCACCTTCAGCTTTTGCAGCCATTAAATCAATTCTTATTTGTGATATTTCTTTTTCAGCATCAGCATTTAATATTTCATTACCACGAGTTTCATGATGAATCAATTTCATAGCTTCTTCATATTCAGTAGCAGCTTGAATTGCTTTTTTCATATTTGTCAAAAAGTTAGACCAATCACCAGTTGCAATTGTTCTGAAGAATGCATCAACACCACCTTTTACTTTTGCCATTCCAAGTTCAAATTTTGCAGAAGTTGTTTCAGTACTATCCATTACTTTTTTGAATCCTTCAAATGCTGAACCTACACCAAGAACCGCACCACCAACACCAGTAACCATACCCATATATTTAGTGAGTGCTTCACTTTTAATCTCAATAGGTTTTATATTAGATTGTTTTTCAGATAATTCTGTTATTGAAGTTTTTAATGCTTTAACTCTCTCATTTACTGCATTCATTTCTTCAATGGATTTACCTTTGAAACTTACATTCTGTAAAGCACCTAATGCTTTACGCATTTCATTAATATTTGCTGTTGTACCATCAACACCATTCATCAAATCTTTTACATTAGCTTTGACATTTTTTAAGGAATTCTTAAATGCATCATCATTCAAACTTAATTGAGTGATTAGATTCATTGTTTTATCGGCCATTAGATTGATTTAATTTTTTTTCCATTTCTAAAGAATGTTTTATCAATTCTTCTTTGGATTTGTGATGCAATTTGGCAAGTTCTTCTTTTTCAATTTCCCAATTGAACTTCATTATATCTTGTGGAGTTAATGATTTTGTTGATTGTGATTGAATTACTGCATAAGCAATATATCTTGTTTGATTCCATTCATTCACATATTTATCTTCATAATTTTTGATAATGTAACTTGCTTCTGATGTTGTCATTTCATCAAAAAAGTAATTAGGATGAATGCCTGAACTACATACAATTGAATATATTTCAGAAATCTTTAATCCTTTTTCCTTTTTTTTTCTGGTTCAACTGTTTCAATAGTATTATTAAACTCATTAAACTTTTCAAAGATTTCAGGGTATTCATCAAGTAAATCAATAAAATCATCATATGAATAATCCCATTCTTTATAATTACTACCTTTTAATGTACAATATAAAAATGTAATTGAATCAGTCATTGTTTTTAATTCATTTATTTGTTTTCCTGTCATTTCTTCATAAAGCAAATAACTTCTAAAACAAGTTTTTATGATGTATTCTTTTTCTTTTATTTTTATTGTAATATATTTCATTTATCATTCATTATTTTTTTATAAAATTGCGGATTTTAACCCGCAATTTTATTAAGCGTGTGTTAAAGTTGAAGTACCTTCTAATGCAACAGTATAAGTTACATTGTCATTGTCTTTTGAATTTAGATCAAGTTTTGTGATATAAGCTTTACCAGCAATTTGTCTTCCAGTTCCAAGAGTTTGTAACCAACCAGTTCCAGGATTTGCAACAAGACCAAAAGTTGTAGTAATAGGAATTCTTTGTAGCATTATATCTAAAAGAGAATCATAAGTAAAACCAGAAGCTGTTGTTGTAGCTGATTGATTTGCACCAGAATAATCTTGAGTGAATAAACTGTCTGAATCGCACGTCCAATTATATCTTGTTGGTAATGATTCTTCTGAGTTACCTGAATCTTTAGATGCTACTTTTCTTGTTCCCATTGTAATACTTATCTTGCATGAACTTGCTAAAGCTATACATCTTGTAGTTGCTCCTGATGTTATGAATAAACATAAATCACTTCCATTCATTACATTTGCGTTATTTGCCATTTTGTTTTTATTTTTTTTTAATGAACGATGGAATCATTCATTTTTGTCTTGCTTTAAGGAGCAAGTATTATTTGCATTTTATTGCAAACTCTAATGTTGTTATATATCCATCAATATCATAAGTTTCAGATGCAGATACTAATAAACACTGATATATTTGTACCCCTGCAAATATTCCAATCTTTAATTCTAATGCATTTCTGATTGCTTGTGCGATATTGACACATTGTGTATAATTGTTATCAACAATATTTATTTCTACATTACAATCATCATATAGTAATCCATCTTTTGTATATTCAGCATTTACTGATTTTCTTATGAATACTACATAAGGAACAATTGTTACATCAGGTGCAAATATTGGATATATTTGTGTTGTTAAACCACTTACTGTTGAATTATTTAATAATATTGAGCGAATTGCAGTTCCTATTGATATACTCATTATATTGAACTTCTTTTTTGTAACAAGTTATTAAACCTTGTTTCTAAATCTTTGAAAATAACATTTTCAACTGCATCAGTTGTATCAGTCATAGCATTATCCCAAAAATATGTTGCTGTTATTTTTCCTGTTTTATGTAGATTTCCTTTTTTAGTTGTATATGAACGTTCCTTTGTTCCTTTATTAGCAATTACAGCTAAATGACCACCACGTTTCAATATAGCACCTACATTTAATACATTTATATTTCCTTTGAATGTTGTTCCTAATGAGTTTTGTACATGTTTATATTTACCACCTAAGTTTCCTTTAGCTGAATCAATTATTAGTTGAGCACCTTTCTTAAATGAGGTTGATAATATCTTTGATTGTACTTCTTGACTAAACTCTTCAAATAATGAAACTAATTCTTCAGTTCCGAATATCTGCATCAGTTTATTATTATCCATTTATGTTTAATTATTTATTAACTGATATCCTAAATCAGTTATATTTGTGCTCCAAGTCTCTAAATCTGTAGCTGGTATTGTAGTTATATATGAACTAATTGTAGTTCCGATTTTATCAGCCATAATTTGAAGTAATATTGAGTCATCTTTTCCCCATATCTCAAAATCTGTATTTGCCAGTTTAGTTGATATTTCATCTTTTTTGTAAAAAAAATTATTCAAAATGACTCCAAATACAACCATAAATGTTGCTTCTGTTGCGCCTGCACCATAATTGGTGGCGATTACTGTCATATAATCAGATTCAATTGTTTCGGATATAAATGGCGTGATAGACAATATTGTTTTTGCTGTTGGGTTAATTTGCGCGTATAACATAATATATTTTTATTATTTTTTTACATAAAAAATGTAATATTTACTAATGTGTCATATTAATAATAATAACTTAAATCAATTAAAATCTGATTAACCTTAACAGTATATCTAAGTAAATTAGCAGAATTTGCGGCTGTGGATAGAGTGGAAATACCACCTCTGTAAATTACGGTATAACCAGAACAGGAAATTGAACTTAATAATCTGTTGCCTACCGAATCTTGTGTTAATAATATTTCACCCCTTGAACCTGATGTTATTTGTGATAATACAATTGCTATATTACCAGTTAAAGTGATATTTGTATCTGACCCTTGTAAAAAATTAATCGTTACCGTTGAAGCATATGATAATGATTGTGGTGCTGCTACATTACCATAACTTCTTGATATACCTTTGACATCTAATTTATTTAATGGTGAGTATGTACCAATTCCAAATGAACCTCCATTATTACAAGTAGCAGTAATATCGGTGGAATAACAGGATAATCTGTTTTGACTTACACCAGCAGAATCAGCGGTTGAAATTGTAAAACTTCCAGGTATTATACCTGCTGAAGGCGTACCATCCGCGCTTACTAAAAATTGTGCAGTCCGACTCAATGATGAGCCATCATATCCAAAAAAGTCAAACCAGCCAATATAATCACCAGCTTGAACAGCCAAAGGTAATGCACCATAACCCCTATAACGGTTAAATCCAATGCGGGGACCTTGCCAACCTGTGTTTGAATATGATGTGTTAATAAAACTGCCATAATTTCCATCTACTATTAAACCGATACTACCCGTATTTCCAGACGTGTATGAGTTTATTGAGCCTGAATAAATGTTACCTGAGATATTTGCATCACCATTTACCGTTAATGTTGATGTTGGGGTGTTAGTATTTATTCCGACTTTACCGCCACCTCCAAGCGTCAAGATTTGATTTGCTGGTGTAGAATTAGTTATACCGTAAATTAAAGCAGATGTTCTACTTAACGCTTCGGTACTTCTATTCAAATTGTCGATTATAATTTTTTGAAATCCGGTCTCATATACGCCAGATTGATAACCTATAAATATATTATTACCACCATTATTATTCATTCCAGCTGAATACCCAATCATAACATTACTTGATGTGTTGGT